GTTTCTTATTAGAGTGATTCATCAAACTCAACGCTTTCCGGATAGACTACGAAGCTGATGCTGATATATTCCAATGCCGGAGTAGGCTTGATGAGAATCTTTGCAGGAAGGATGTGCTGGTCACGTGTCTCTTCTGTGGATTCAGTAACAACACGGTAGTCATAGATACCTCTGTTGGCCTTAACGTCCTGAAGAATTGGCTCAACAACTGAACGGAACTGCTTTTCAAGCGTTACATCATACTGCTCAAAGATGAGGTTCCTTGCTGCCTGAGAAACGAGCTTCTTGACACGAATCATAAGTCTTGAAACATTGATTCGGTTGCGAGGAGTCTCCTGGTGGTAAAGGGTCTTGTTACCCCAAACCTTAACGCCATCAACTGCAAAAGTCTTAATCGGGTTAATCATGTTCTCGTAAAGAGTATCCTCGTCAAGAAGGGTTGTCTTGTAGAATGCCTTTGCACAATCAACTTCACCACGGGTCTGACCTGCAGGTGAGAACCAAGGGAATGAAACATTGTCGGTAGCGGCCATATCCCTAACAACATCCTTGGTAGGAGGGAGGTCAATGTATCTCTTTGAGTTACCGTCATAGTATTTAACCCAAGGCCAATATGTACAAGCGTAAGGGCTGTCAAGCTCTGTTTCTTCAAGGAACAATGCAACATCATCAGCGGTGTATGGAGTCATGTCAATATCGTACTGAGGTGCGGCCATAATGTAAAGTGCATCACCGCCACGACCATCTTCGCTATCTTCAATAACATCAAGAGCATCTTCACTAAGGAGACTCTGGTCATACCAGTTAATACCAGGTGTTGCAAAGAGGTTGATATCAACATCCTCAGGATTTGCAAACTGCATGTAACCAGCAAGATATGCATAGTAGTCAGTAGTAATTGCAAAGTTCGGAAGCTTGAGGCTTATCTGAGGGTCGAGTTCAAGCTCATAATCGCCACCGATAGGGCGGAATATTTCCTTCTGGAAGTAACCAGAACCTTCCTTCTTGAGGGTATACTTGTTGCCTCTGAATTCATTGGTATTCGTTCTGTGGTCACGGTTGATATCCCATCCGTCAAATCCGCCGTAAGGATAAACGGTGAATTTACGAAGATTTACATCTTTGTAAAGGCACTCATCAAGGTAAGAGGTAGGAAGAATACGTGGAATCCTCTTGTACTTGTTCATCTGTACAGGGTCTACAGTTGTGAATGTGAAACCGGACTGCCCATCAACCTGTACGATAGGCGCGGTTTCTCCAGTAGGAACATCCTGTGAAGCTGTAATGATTGCATCAAGGTGGAAACCATTCGTAAGCTTTTCAGGGTCAGCGTCGCCAACGCCGTCTGCATAAGCATCAACACCCTTATAGTTAAGGATATCATAATCAAGAACCTCGTCGTTGAGACCGAAGTACTGCCTCTTAGGTTTAACAGTATTGTCATAGACAGTATTGTAGTTCATTGTAAGACCACAAATAGTGTTGTACTTAGGAACCGGATATCCAAGGAATCCACAAGGAACGCAGTCGTCAACACCTTCCTCGCTACTGAATTCAATAGCAATGTACTTTGACTTATTCGGATAAGAACCGTCAATAGTACCGACCTTAAGACCAACGAAACTTGACTCGCCTTCTGTCATTGAGCAGTTGGTGAATTTTTCAAGAACAATCTGTGAACTATCAGTATCGTAGAAATCACGAACTATAAGGTCAAAGAGACCTTCAACCGGACGAATCCTCTGGATTGATATCTTAACCTGATAATTTGCGGCGTTACCATCACTGATTGTATAAACCTTGAACAACTTCTTGACATCAATTGTCTTTGTTGAAGCCGCCTTAACCTCAGAAACAATCCAAGGTGTTGCAGCACAACGATAAGTTGAGATAAAGTTCCAATATCTGAAATCATTATCAACAGTACCTGGTTCGGGAACAAAGTCGCAAGGAATTCTTTCTTCACTGTCTTCGCTTGAGCCAGTATCTTCTGGTATCTCTGTATCACAACCTTCCGGAACAGGACCAAGTCCGTCAATGCGGTATGGGAGCTTGTACTCTTCTACAAAGCCAGTCTTAGGGTCTGCCGTCTTTGCGGTGTCAGTATTTGCCTCCATCTTTGCGTAAATGTTATCATATAGCTCTTTGTAAAGAGCCATGTCATAAACAGCCTCAATGTATACAGGAGCTGAACCCATAAGAGGGTCTTCTGGAAACACCTTATAGATGTAATCCGGGTCAGAAGGATTCATTGAAACATTATATACAATCTCGCTTGAACCACTGGTGCTTGATGCGTCGCAGTATGTGATTGTAAGTGCAAATTTACCAAGGTCAACTGTTATGTTATTGTTACAGTCATATCCAGCAATTGCAGTAGCACACTCAATGTATTCCTTAGATGTGATTTCACAATTAGCACCATATACATTTCCAGTATAAGGGCCAATCTTTATTTTGGTCACAATATCTTCAGGGAACTGAGA